CCCCACTGCGAACGTGTTTACCGTCCACAAAAACATAACGATCATTGACTACTACGGAGCCTTCTTCCGCATTCGGCAGTGTGAAAATGGCTTGCTTAGTCATTTTAGCACTTCTTGCCAGGCATCTTCTTGCCAGGCATTTTCTTGGGGGTTTGTTTCTTGGTGGCCATTTCGGTTCCTTGATACAGTTGAGAAAGAGGGGGGCCGAAGCCCCTCACCTTACGGTATCTTAGTTGAGGATACCGACCGCTGCAGCCACGCCCAACTGGGAGAAGTTGGCGAAACCGCAGTAGAACTTGACACGGATGATTTTCTCATCCGCGGCTTCCTTGGTACCGACGTTCTCGACACGGATACCGGCGTTACCACGAGCGGTCAGGCCGGAGATACCGTGTTTGCCGGAGCCGTCATCAAAGGTACCAGCGTAGATGCTGGAACAGATGGCGTTGGAAGTGCCTTGAGTCTGGTTGACGGGCATCCAGTCGTTCACGAAGATTGGCACGCCGCGATACATTGGCACTTGACGGCCAGAAGGCAGAGTCATGGTGTCATTGATACCTGCACCACCGAGAGCACGCAGAAGAGCGAAGTAAGAACGACGAGTGCGTGAAGGCATCAGCATGTAGTCGACTTGACCGTCTTTGTCTTTCACGGCATCGATCAGTTGATCGAGTACATCGAAGGACAGATTCGAACCAGCGGCTGCTGCGGCACCGATCTTCTGACCTGCAGGCACCAAAGCTGCGAGACCAGTGAAAGTGTTCGAAGTACCGTCACCATTGATCATGGTGTCCTGATACATGCGAGCCACAGACTTGGCTTTCGAGGCGACTTGAGCACCTGTCTGGCTTTGCTTGTCCGAGCGAGTTGCTTCGATCAAACCATTGATTTCCGCGTCGCCCAACAGCGTGGTCAAACTGGACGTGACCGCAGTGAAGGTTGCAGCGGCCTTGGCTGTGATGGTACCGCCAACACCGAGGTATTGAGCGTCGCCCAAAGCGTTTTCACGATTGTAACCGAGGGCGTTACCGTCGATTTCCATGAAGGGCATGAGTTCGTAAATCGGATTGACCGTTACGATGTTTTCGATGATGCCCGTGATGAGCAGATCTTGCGAGAGTTTTGCGGATTCCGCGAGGGTTACTGATGCCATGAATGTTCTCCAATAGGCTGATTAAACGAATTTACCACTCGTCTACCCCACCGGAGAGACAACGCGTAAATACTAAATCGCTGATTTAGCTTTACTAATCGTAATGGTATTATAACTTAGCATGGTCCCTAAGTACATAACTATATTCAAGGACCATGATCCTGGGTTTAGAGCAGACCGTCTAAACCCGCAGTGATTTTCTGATTTGGGGACATCTTGCTAGTCGCATCCATGCTCAGCTTGCCACTGCCACCTGCGCCACCACCTGTAGATCCTTGAAACAGGTGGGGCGCCTGTTTCTTGAGGCCGACGGTCCAATCTGCGATTGTCATTGGGGTCGAACCGTCTTTGCCATAGATCGTGACGCCTGCGGAGTCGATCGGTACTGGTGCACCTTCTTTGATCTGGAACGTAGACTTGGCACGCAGGAGGACATCCTCAATTGCGGTGGGTTGCACGCCAGATTTGATCGCGGCATCACGAACCGCGCTGTCGATCAGGAGAGACTCGAGCTGACGCTGTGCGGATGTGTTGGCACGAGTCAACTTCTCGATCTCTGTGTCGTAGGTCGTACGCATCTGACCGACACGCTGTTCAACCACTTTGTCCAGTTCGCCGGCATCGATGAGTTTCTTCTCATCGGCCTTGGCCTGCAGAGCAAGCAAATCGGCATACTTGGTCGGGTCGATACCCTTGAATTTTTCCAGTTCTTTGAGCACGCGGACGTTGTTGTCACGGAACTCATCCAGCTTGGTTTTGGAAACCGCGCCTTCGACCTCCAGATAGAACTTACCATCGGCATTTTTGGAATACAGCGCCGCCATATCTGCACTCAGACCGTCGACACTGTCGACTACGAACTTCAAACTCATGATTTAACTCCAGGTTGTGGTTTAACAGGCGGATTCGCTGGTACTACCGGCTTGTCCGCCAACTCTGCAGCTTTCTTGGCTGCATCAATTGCGGCGACTTCCTCAAGATCTGTGCGATCAGGTGGAAGCACGTCGCCCCGACGAAGGTTGAACACCAACGTCTCTTTGCTAACTCCGCCTTCAATATAGGCTTTAACGAGTTCACGAAGATCTGTACTGGACATACGAGAGTCCAGAAATTCTTTGTCCAATTTAATGGAGATGGTTGTAGGATCGAGAGACTCCATCATAGCCAAGCCACGATAGACTCGATTCATAAGGGCCTCAACAGCTCGTACCACCGCGGCCAGCGAAGCAGTTTCAGACATGTAACGCAAGCGCACTGTGTCCGCGGCTTCCGAGCCATTGGAGCTCTGACCGATAAGTCGTGCAGACAAGCTAGCCAACTGGCTTTGCTTTTCTGACAGGGCTTTCTCCAGGCTCACGAGGCCTTGACCTGTGAACTCAAGATAGTAAGCCTTGGCGTTGGCATCTGGAAGGACCCAAGCCATTGCGGAGCCTATACGAAGCTTCGTAGAGCCATCGACACCCGACACCACCGGAACTGGGAGTCCAGTGTAGTGACGACCATGTTCCAAGTCTGCACTCGTCCGATAATGCGAGATGTTGATGTCAACAATGTCGAGCACCGGCGGCTTGTGCATGTCGAAACCCAGACCGAATGGGTTCACGATATAGAACGGGATGAAGTCCATCGGCACGCCCATGTTCAGAGGGGTTACTGATTTGATGTACTCGCCGTCATCATCATACAGGTCCTGTGAGTACACACTGTTTACCAGGCGCAAAACTCGGTACTGTACCTCTTCCTCGAGTTCAAACTCGTCCGTATCACTCTGCTCCATCGTACTCTCTTGGAGAACGACCAGAGTAGGGTTACCTTGAGAGTCCGTACGCCAGTTGATAATGCCTTCGGCCGTGTACGGGGCCATGGTAGGCCTTCCTCCATCCTCTGGGCGATCCACGAGGACCCCAAATCGACCCATGAGAAGTGTTTCAGACAAAGCACTTGCGAGAAGCTCATGGAACTGAACGCCACTGTCATCGACAAAGTACACGTCAAGGTCCGGTGGATTCTTAACAGCTGGCGACTTGGACGTGGCCATACCGACCAGCGCAGAGATTGTCTTGCTCGTAATCGAATAAAACAGAGCCCTTGTCTTATAGGCATTGTACTCCTCGTCGGATTGCTCCGTCAACCTTGGGAGATACGTAGGACCTGCGGCTTTAATCGCTCCCTGACCCTCGAAGGCATCCCGGCACTTTTGCCAGTCTGAGACTCGAGCGGCGAAGGAGGGGTGTTGTGAACTGACTGGCATGTTATACTCCTGCGACTGTCGTCGTATGGGCTCGCTTGGCTGATTTTAGGATTCGATACCGAATGACGTCATACAGGTGATCCTCACCGTGCGAGTCGATATCTTCGCGGTTTTTCTCATCATTCTCAAGATTGGGAATGGTACGTATCGTATGGAAACAGGGACTGAACACGAAGAATCCGGGCTTCTCCATGGGCCTCTGGGCCGCGGCCTCGAGCCTGCCACGTAGTAACTGAACACCTTGCACGCGGCTACCTGGTGACTTGTTTGCGCGAGTAAACGTGACACCCATCGTAGCCATCTCCTGAGCTACAGTCAAGTGACCAGGCTCACTGCTGAAGATCGAGTTATCTGCGGGTCCTGGCTGAACTCGACCCCAGAGGTTTTCATCTTGCTCATGCTGTTTAATACGTCGAGCTTGCTCTGTTGCAGTGAGACGTAGGCCTTCATGGCGTTTATTCGCGAAATATACCTCACCGATTTGGAAGATCGACCCGGCAGGTACCCAAGCCTCGTTCCCAGATCCATCGATAAAGTCTTCTCCGTCACTTTCAGCAAACCAACAAGCCGCTGCTGGATTTGAAGATCCGTAATCATAACCCCTGTCAATTCTCCAAGTGCTCGGGATCTCAAATGGCTGGACAACATGGTACTTCCCACGCCAGACATCTGCGAACCCGCCACTACTCAATGATTCCCAGTCGCCCTCGAGCATCGCCTGAACGGTGGCACTATCGCCCATGCCCTTCAGACGTTGGTGATACTCTGGGTCGTTCTGCATTAAGACAATATTCTCTGTCAGGCGCGCCGGCACGTACTCACGTCGCATCGAGCCCTCATCCTCAGGGGCCTTGAAGACGTGATCTGCGCCAAAATCCACAAAGTTCGACTTGAAGTAGTGATGACCCACGCCACCTGGATTGGCAGTGTACAAAATCCTGGGGAATTTACCCGCCCAGGCGTCCGGCACTTTCATAGATCCAAGGCGAACACGACTTCGAATAAATCTCACCATAGCAGGCGTGAAGTGCGTCGCCTCATCGATAATGAGAAAGCCAATCTGCGCGCCCTGATGAGTGTAAATATCTGTCTCATATTGACTGTGTGCCAATTGGATCCGACTACCATTCGCGAAACTGAACGAATAGTCACTCTTCGAGAAAACGCAGTCGCCGCTCTCGATGAGGTCCTTCAGCATCTCCAGGTACCCACCAGGGGTATATACATGGTTGGCCAGGACTTCCTTGAAGGTCCGACGAAACAGGTAAGTGATGAGGCCAGGTACCTCGAGGCTGTAGACGATACTGGCGACACGGGCCAGATAGCTTTTCCCACCGCCCGCTGCGCCTCCATACAAGATTTCATTTGCTGGCGTAATTAGGGCCTTGCGTTGCTTCTTGTACAGCTTAAATTCTGTCACGTTATGCCTTGACCCAACCAGTGCCAAAGTCACGTGATGTGGTTGACTTGTTGTCAGTGGCTAAGTGGAAGTCACAAGTGTGATAAAAGATGTTGCCTGTGAATGTGTCGGCAGCGTCTGCGGAATCTCGCCATACCCGCATGGAGATATTCGTATCTGGCTTATTAAACAGAGCGACCTGTGCAGTCAGCGGCTGAATCGCTGTGACGTTGTTCTTGTAGATATTGCCCGCGGTCGGCGTGATAATCACGCTGTTGGTGACCTCAGCGCTGTAAGACCCGTCACGAGCCGCGACGCAATAGTCAATATTGAACTTAGCGTTCCCAGTGGGGGCCGCGGTATTGTGCTCCCAGTGAAGATGCACCTCATACTCCGTCATGAGCAGGTCGACGTCGTGACCTGTGTGGTACTCATTATACAACTGCTCGATCGCGCCGGACCCTGCAAAGGCTGGAGCCTTCCGATTACCGATGATGGTCGTGTGCACAGGGGCCGACACGCCTGTAAAATAAGTCCAAATCGGAAGCAGGTCGTAAAAGCCGGGCTTGATAATCGCACCCCGCAGACCTGCGCCGGCCTTAGCTCGCTTGGTAACGCCCGCAGCGGTTTGCATCAGGAAACTGTCATCTGCGGCTACAGTGGTCTGTTCAGCCTTCTCATTAACCGTAAAATTCGCCATATTATCCGCCTACAACGTTGTTACCGGTCTCATCGACCAGAAAATTCCCACTCTCGTCTATTACCTTAGGAGACAGGAGAAGAGCCTCGGAAGCCCGTACGTTTATCACAGGGATATAGTCCGCGCCGATACTGTCTGTCCTGAAGTGCACCTTGGACCCTCTGAGAAGTCCGACACGATCCGTATCAGCATCTGGGGCGTCCGTCGCACCAACCACGACGACCCGATTATACAGCCCGGACCCTGGCAGATAGTCGAACTGACCCTCCGCTATATCCTCTGAGAGCACCCTCAAAATTTCACCGTCGACAAGAGTAAGGCTCATATGACTCCTACCAGTTCGAGAGCGCAACTGCGGTCAGGCTTTCCCTGCCACCCATGCCCCCAGTCGACGTGCTCTTGATCTCAACATCATCGACGTCAAACAGGGAGACACGCACGACCTTCTCTTCGCGAATGTCTCCTTTGACCTCAACGGATTTGAGTTCACTCTCGATATACTTGGCGATGGTCTTGTGGCATTCAAACTGCAGACGAAGATCTGCATCCTCATGGTGAGCCAGCCGCGCAATGCTAAGCAGCGGGTGATAGTTTGGGAACTCCGCATGCAACATAGTTACAAGCGCAGCGCTACGAGTTGTGGTCACGGGCATCATGATCTTCATTATACAAGGATCTTCGTCCTGAATGTTGCTTATTTTCAAGGATCCATGATCAGGATGAGCGCTCTGAT